TTTAACTTAGAGCCGGGATTCCTACGACGGTACTCAGCAACGCCTTTTTTAGTCATACCTGCACCCTTAGATGTAGGTCGCTTGTGTCCGCTCTTCACAGACATGCCGCTCATACCTTTCTTTTTAGCCATAGCTTATCCCTTCTTCTTTTTCTTTTTAGCATTCCTTTTAGCAGCAGTAATAACATCACCTCTTGTAACTTTGTTATAAGGAGGAGTCATTGCTGCTAACTTTGATTTTTTATTTTTAGGTGCTCTTTTTCTCATTTCTTCTTGCCTCTTTTCTTCTGCCACGAGATTGAGGCAGGACCTTTTTTCTTATTCTTTGCAGAGGTACACATAGCTTTTGTAGGGCGGCAGGCAGGGTATGGTCTTTTGCTGCCGCCCTTTGCTGATTTCCGACCACATGGTTTGCCGGTCTTGCAATCTATCCAGCCCTTACCCTTATTACGGGAGAACCAGCCATGCAGACCCTTCTTCTTTTCTGCACTAAAGTTAGCTTTCTTCTTAGCCATTACTTCTTCTTCTTGCCCTTGCTCTTATTGCCCCAGTTTTTTGCCCCAACTTTACGGCATTTAACAAGAGCTCCAGAAGCATATGCACTAGGCCACTTTGCGTATCTTGCTTTTACCTTGTGGTAGCAAGCATCTTTCTTACTACCACTACCTTTTTTTCTAGCCATACCCTGTCTCCAAGCTTAAAACTTAACCTTTTCGTTTGCTACGAAGGTTATTTTTCTTTTTCTTTTTAGTATTAGTAGTTCGTGCATCAGCCATAATACCCTTAGGTCTATTGATACCTGCACTCTTTCTAGCCATCTTCTTTCTTCCGCGCATGTTCTGCCTTCTTTCTAGTAGTAATATAAGTCATAAAATCTTTAGAACAATTGTCGTAGTAGCCCTGCTTATCGAGCATCTCCGAGTACTTGTTCAGTTCCGATAGGCTTTGTATAAATACAAGCCCGTATACAAAATCTACATGACATGGCAAATGATCCATGTCATACTCAGGATCCTCAACCTCGTCTTGAGATGCTGATACCATTAGATATAGATTGTCGTGAGCTAGTGTCTTGTTCCGCTCTTCCGCCCAATCATCTGCATCTTTATCAGACCATAAATCAGGATCATAAGCAATGCCTACTAAGTCATAAGAAGAGTCCCAGTTAGAGATCTCTTCTTCGACAGTAGACGCATCGCCTATAAGTATTTTAGTTTTATTGTCTCTCCAAGCTTTTAACGCAAAGGGACATGGCTTTAAGCCATTGTAAAATTCACTAGGGACATCAAGGTATTCATGAATCCATTGATCAATCTCTTTGTGAATAGCGTCTATATTCATCGCTTCTTAGAACCCTTTGGTGTCTTCTTCATTGGTGAGCTGTTCACATACTTCTCAGCACTCTTGCCTTGATAGCTAGTGGTTCGCCCACAGGCACATGGAAACTTCTTAATCATAAGATTCTCCCAATCCAAAGTTGCAGGTCCTGTAATCTATTAACTAAGAAATCTGCTGCAGTTCTAATAGAGACTTTGATGCCTCCTACAAATCCAATGAGCCCAAGCTCCATCCATTCTACAAATTTAGTAAGCATATTTAGTCCTTCATCTCACCTTCGATCCTCGAAACTTTGTTCTCTAAGGATCGTAATCTTTCTTCTAATGCGACAAGAGCTTTATCCAGCCGATCAATTGCATTATCTAATCTAGCTGCAGTGTCATGCATACACTTAAAGACTCCTTGCAGTCTTCCTGCACCCCAAATAACGCCCCCAATAACGGCTGCCAACTCTAACCAGTTGTTTAATTCTGAAATATCAACCATGTCTAATCTCTATTTTGTTGAAACATCATTGCTAATAGTAGTAATAACAGTAGTACTACAAAACATAAGGAAGAGTCAGGGTCGATAGTTGGCGGTAGTTTTGGGTTAAGGGTTTCATGCCTTACTTTGGGTATGCTGGAACATCCAGTTACTAGTAATAATAGTAATCGCATTATGGTTTAGCACTGCTTGTGCCGAAATAGAACCCAACAATAGCAAGTAGTACTTGACGCAATTCAGGGATAAGGATTACCCCATTGATCTCAGTAAAGATCTTGGTTGTAGGTCCTGTAATCAAGCCCCACAGTACGCTAGTACCTTGTACGTCATTCTCTAAGATAACTGGAAGACCCCATAGTGGGGCAAGTAAGGGTAGAAATACCACTGCAAATAGGATTGCGATGACAATAAACCGTCTTACAAACTTACCAGCCTTAGAAGAAACTCTTGCTGCTGCCTTATCAGCGGACTGATCTGAAACTTCCCTGAGTTTCAGGGAAGTCATTAGTAAGTCTTGCTGATTCTGAGAACGAATAGCTAAGAGTTTCATTACATAGCCAGCTAAGGTGCCGCCTAGTGTAGTTAAAAGCTCTATAGTCACATTAGTCCTCTGAAGACTCTTCTTCTTTTACATCTTCTTCTTGAGATTCTGATTCAATCTTATTGATCATGGTTTCAACTGCCTCATGATACATACCTAAGATAGCATCAATCTGCACAGTCAAGCCCACCATAAGACTTTTATCCCCTGCGGGAGTCTTAGGAGTGATCTCAACCAGAGTCTCTACACATTTAGCCAAACCATTTAACACATCAACCACGTTTTGCGTGTAATTAGTATTATTTTCTTTGACTTCTTGTACTTCTTCAATAACTTCAGACATTTATTTCTCCTTGATAATGCCTCTCAAAAGACCTCAAAGGGGGCCTAAGCCCCCTCCAAGGGCCAAGGAGAGACTAGTTATATGTCTTTTCGCTGTTCTTTTGTTGTCACTAGCTGGGCTACCACAGCATCTTATGCGTAATAGCCTTTGTTTCTTTGTCGTATTCTTCAGGTCTAAGTAAATGAAGAGCAATAAACTGAGAATCTAGGTAATCATCAGGATCATCAAACCCTGCTTCTATTGCCTTTCTCTTTTTCTCTTCATACTTAGGCTTGACATTATTCCAAGCGTCTCGATTCTCTTGCCGAATCTCTGCAATCTTGCGGTCTAAAGGTAAAGAGCTTTGCAACACCTTCTTAGCCCATGCTGGACCACGACCAAAGATACCCCAGATATTATCAGCAGAATCACCTGACACTAACTGGGTTAGTTCATTGAATCTTGCTTCTTCTTCTTCAACGAAGACTGGGCCATCTTCTTTTCTAGGGTTCCAATGCCAACCAGAAATAGTTCTAAAATCTTTATCAATACCAATAGAAGTCCAAAGCCCAGTAGACACGAGCATGGAGATGATATCATCAGCCTCCAATCTGTCCAATGCAATACTTTTCTCCACAGAATCTGAGGCTGTAGCATATGCACATGCATCACCTAAGAATACTGGTTTGGGTTTGTTGTTTCTATTATCTTTATACAAAGGCCAAAAAGCCTTACGAAAATTATCTTGACGGTTACATGAAAAAGCAATGTAAGTTGTTTCAAAGTTAGAAGATAGATCCTTTAAGTCGTATTCAATACGATCTTCTAAGTAATCATACCCTTCATTATCAGCATAACAAGCTGCTGTATATGCCAACCAGTCGCCATCAATCACGCACTTCGTCGGAATCGTCTTCTTCGTCTGACTCATAAAAATCCATTTCTTCTTCCATTAAAAACTGATCATTTGCTTTGTCAAAAAGATCATGCAAAGCCTGAGCAATTTCCCGAAAGAGTTCTTCTCTTTCTTCTTCACTCATATCGTTTAGATAAACCTCTTCCTTGTCCGCTGCAGAGATCATCTTAATACCAAGAACAAAGGGAGCTACTAGTTTAATCATCTTATTAAGATCTTCTACCGTAGTCTCATTGTTCAGCCAGTACATGTCATGCTCTACAGGACCATCCCAAGGCATCTTAACATTAAAGAACCTTTCGATTCGATGTTGTACACCTTGAGTCTTATCTAAACTTTTAGCTAACTTTTCTGATTCATGATTACGCCAACGGGCTCTAGGATAAGGCAGTCTTTCTCCAGCATATACATGCATAAGCTGACCACCTTGCCTAAGAATCATGTCTACTTCATTCTGATAACGAACATCATCAATAATAAGAATACGTTCCCAATACTTCTCACCACGAGAGATATCAAGATTCTCATTCTCCATAGCATCAACAATACGCATCTTAGCTTCATCTAAGAAAAAATCTGGATCGTCTGCCCGTTTGGTTGCCCCAAACTCTTGGCAGAACTTCCTGTATTTTACGTGATCTTTTTCCTTTGTCAACCCTTGCTCCTTTGCTGCCATCTTAATTGGATCAGCAAAAGATACAAGCTCTGGAACAAAACCTTTTGAGAAGGCAATTGCCATGATCTGATTAGCCACATGAGTCTTGCCTGCTCTAGCTTGTCCTGTTAATCCTAATAATCTCATTCATCACTTCCACATAAAGGGATCTCATAATAAATTAAGATGCCCTCTTCTTTAGCAAATGCCCACTCCCAGTTTGCACCGG